TCTATCATTCAAGAAACACGTCCAGATGAGATCTATAATCTAGCAGCACAAAGTCATGTAAAAGTATCCTTCTCAAATGCACTCTATACCGCCGATGTAGATGCTCTTGGTGTGTGTCGCATTCTTGAAGCAATTAGAATTCTTGGATTGATTAATACAACTAAGTTTTATCAAGCAAGCACATCAGAAATGTATGGACTTGTTCAAGCAATTCCTCAAAGAGAAGATACAAAGTTTCATCCACGCTCTCCTTATGGCGTAGCAAAACTATATGCACACTGGATCACGAAAAACTATCGTGAAGCATATGGTTTATTTGGATGCAGTGGTATTCTCTTTAATCATGAAAGTCCTCGTCGCGGTGAAACTTTTGTGACTCGCAAGATTACCAAAACTCTTGCTGAGATTAAAAATGGTAAGCGCACTGCTCCACTTGAACTTGGTAATATGGATGCAAAACGTGATTGGGGTCACGCAAAGGATTATGTGGAAGCAATGTGGCTAATGCTTCAGAATGAACAATCTGATGATTATGTTGTTGCCATGGGTGAGCAGCACTCTGTCCGCGAGTTTGTGGAGATTGCATGTAAGCACTTTGGATTTGATATTGAATGGTCTGGTAAAGGTGTAGAAGAAGTTGCAACTATCAAAGGAACTGGTGAAGTTTTAGTAAAGGTTAATCCTGAATTTTATCGTCCTGCAGAAGTTGATTCTCTGGTCGGAGATTCTACTTATACTAAAGAAAAAATTGGATGGAAACCAAAGTACTCTTTTGTCGATCTTGTAAAAGAAATGTGTGATAGTGATCTGGAGGCAACAAAGTGAAAAATAAGATTGTATTTTGGGTAGAAAATAAACCATACCAAACTTTTTCTTACATCTATGCTGGAATGAAGAAAGCATTTGAAAGATTAGGTTGCGAAGTTTATTGGTTTAGTGATCAATCTTTTCCTTCACAATCTGAGTTTGACTATTCAAACTGCATTTTCTTTGTAGATAATCAAGGTCCTCTCGATCATAATGTACCTATTGTTGATACTGGAATCTATTTTGCATATGATAAATTTACCAATATTAATAAGTATCTTGATAAAGTTAGGTGCTTGGTAAATTATCGAGTCGCAGAGTTTAAGAAACCTATTCCAGATGATGATCGTTATGTTGAGATTGAAAAAGGTGTAACCTTTGATACTCAAGCATCAGAACCTTATAACGTTGTTTATTTTAGTTGGGCAACAAATTTAATGCCCGAAGAAATTGATTTGGATTGGGTAAACAAAGAACGCAATAATGAATATAACTTCGTAGGAACTGTTCATGCTCCTAGACCAAATGCAGAACCACTTCATCAACAATTCATTGAGATTGTAAAGAATAAAGGTATTCCATTTAATCATTATGATCCAAATGTAAATCCTGCAACAGATGAAGAGCATGTGAATATTCTGCAGAGATCAATGTTTGTTCCTGACTTCAGACCACAAGAACAAAAAGACAATTGGTATCTTCCTTGCAGAGTTCTAAAAGCAATTAGTTATGGATGTCTTGCAGTTTCTGATGCACCATATCTAAAGAACTTTATTGATGACAGCATTCTTACTTCAGAAAATGCTCAGGAAATTTTTGATCTTGGTATGGAAAATCAAAACAATAAAGAAATCATCCTTCATCAAATGGAAATTGTAAAGAGAGATCATACATATTTGAATCGTTGTAGAGGTATTCTTAAAATCGTAGAACAGGTTAGAGGTCAATGATATTTGTAACTGGTGGCGCTGGATTTATTGGAAGTAACTTTGCTCACTTTCTAACAGAACAAACAAATGAAGAAATTGTAATAGTTGATAAATTTAGTTATGCAGCAGACATGACAAATTTATATCCACTTTCACAGTATAACGTTGCGAGAGTAGATATAAGTAACATGGAAAATTTAAAGAATTTGTTTAAAACATACAAACCATCAAAGATTTTTCATTTTGCTGCAGAAAGTCATGTTGATAACTCAATTAAAGATGTTACACCTTTCATTGAATCAAACGTTATTGGAACAGTAAATCTTCTTCGTCTTTCTGTTGATTATGAAGTTGAGATGTTCCATCATATTTCTACTGACGAAGTTTATGGATCACTTGGATACAATGATTCTTCTTTCACAGAAAAAACACCATATGATCCACAAAATCCATACTCTGCATCAAAAGCAGCAAGTGATCATTTTGTGATGGCATTTCACAACACATATGGACTTCCAGTTAAGATTACAAACTGTTCTAATAACTATGGCCCAAGACAAAACGTAGAGAAACTTATTCCTAAGACAATCACGAATATTTTGAAAGGAAATAGAATTCCTGTTTATGGTAAAGGAGAAAATATTCGTGATTGGATTTATGTTGAGGATCATTGTGAAGCAATTTACGAAGTTTTTAATCATGGAAGAGTAGGTGAGAAGTATAATATTGGTGGAGAGTGTGAAGTCAAAAATATTGATCTAGTCAAAACACTTTTAAATCTTCTTAATGCATCAGAAGAATTGATTGAATATGTTCAAGATCGTCCAGGACATGACTTGCGATATTCGATTGACAATGCTAAGATACAATCAGAACTAGGTTGGACACCAAAGTATTCACTGGAAAGTGGATTGGAAAAAACTATTAAATGGTATAGAAATGATAGGTTTTAATTATCTTGGTAAAATGGGTCAACTGGGAAACCAAATGTTCCAGTATGCATCTCTTCGTGGAATTGCAAAAAATCTTGGATATAATTTCTGCATTCCATATCACAATGAAGTAGTTGCTGATGGTTTGGGAAATAAATTGAGAATTGAATTATTCGATCCTTTTGTAATGTCAAATGTTACTCAACTCAATATTCAAACCATTGACCAAGGCAGACCGACTGTTGTAGAAGAAGGATTTGCTTTTAATAAAAACATCTTTGATGAATGTCCAGATTGGGTAAATCTTCAAGGATATTTTCAAACTGAAAAATATTTTAAGCACATTGAAGATGAAATTCGTCAGGACTTCACTTTTAAAAATGAAATCTCTCTTCTTTGTAAGCATAGAATGAGTGAAGTTGATAGACCTATTGCACTTCATATTCGTCGTGGTGACTTTCTAATTAACTCTGCAAACCATAATAATCTTGGCCTTGATTATTATGAATCTGCTTTGAATAGGTTTAATGGTGATAGAACCGTTATCATTTTTTCTGATGATCCTGAGTGGTGTAAAGAACAGAAACTATTCGAAGATGATCGTTTCCTAGTTTCGGAAGGAAATGATAGTTATACTGATCTTTGCTTAATGAGTTTGTGTACCGATTTTATCATTGCCAACTCTACTTTCTCTTGGTGGGGTGCATGGTTATCTAAGAGTATGAATAAAGTAGTTTGTTCTCCTGATCCAAAGAAATGGTTTGGTCCAAATAATGCATATCTTGACACAAGTGATTTGATTCCTGAGGAATGGACTATCGTTAAATGATTTACGTTACAGGTGCTAATGGATTAATCGGATCAAGATTTTTGGAAATCTATGATGGAGAAGTCACTACAATTTCTTATCGAGATGAGGTTACTGATGTCTTTGATTCTCACGAAAATTCTTGCTTGATTCATCTTGCATGGTCTTCTACAACTAGAAACACCTATGATGAATTTGAAAAAGTTATCAAAAATGATGTAACCAATAGTAAAACCTTATTTGATTATTATGTAAAGAAGAATCCAAACGGAAAGATTATATTCATTTCTTCTGCTGGAGATTTGCATCTTGGCCATAACAGAACTGTTTGGGAACAACATGAACCATCACCACATTCTTTATATGGAGAGTGTAAACTTCATGTGGAGAATATGTTAAAGGAACTTTCATGCAAAACAGTTGTACTTAGAACTTCTAATATTTGGGGCGCAAAGGTCAGTAGCAATAGAGTAAATGGTTTGGTGGACAAACTTTTAAGTTCTTTGGATACTGATAGAGTAATTGAAATTTTTGCAAATATAAAAACAAAAGTTGATTTGATTCATATTGATGACTTCGTTGATCTACTCATCACAGTTGTTGGTAAAAATTTAGAAAACCAACATGAATTGTTTCTGGTTGGAAGACAATCTTTGTCAATATGTGATATAATAGATATAGTATCAAAACGTGGATCTTTAAATCTTAGAATCAATCAAAAAGCAGAAAAGACGTATTTGCATATTGAAAATTCTAAGGTTAGAACAACCTTTGATTGGCAACCAAATCATATTTTAAAATGAAAATCGCAGTCACTTTCTGGGGAACACAAAAATATATTGAGTTCCTTCCACAATGGTATGAAAGATTAGAAAAATATTTTATTCCTGAGATAGAAAAAAAGTATTTTGTTTTTACTGATGGTGATCTTGAAGGATCTCCAAATAATGTTGTGAAGATGAAAATTCCTCACTATGGATTTCCAACAACTTATCACAAAACATTTGAAGAGATGATGAAACTTGAAGATAAAGTTTCTGACTGTGAGTGGTTAATATCTGTTGATGCAGATCTTTATGCATGGGAAGAAATTAAATATTCTGATTTCTTTGATGACACTAAAAAGTATATTGGTGTTCATCATCCTTGTCATAAAGTTGGATTTCAACCACATAATCAACTTCCAGGATCATATGATGTAAATCCATTGTCAAATGCTTGCATTGATGATAGTATTATGGACATGTCCGTGTACTATCAAGGATGTTTGTGGGGAGGTAAAGTTCCTTATATTTTTGATATGATACGTCAAATTGATAAATGGACAAAAGAGGATGTTTCGAAAAACATTCAAGCAAGGTTTTACGAAGAAAGTTATATGAACAAGTGGTTTTTAACTCATCGTGATGATACACAAACACTTGCACCTGACTATGCTTTCCCAGAAATGTTTGAACAATACTGTGATTTTTCTAAAAAAATGGTTCATCTTGCAAAAGACAATAAAGCACTAGACAACAATCAATGGTAATTTTATGAGAGTAAATGTTTACTATCACATTTGGTCTCCTGCAGATACTGATCTGTGGAAGATCATGGTTGATGAACAAATTAAAAGATTATATCGTTCGGGACTCACTGAAGTAGCAACAGTAAAGTGTGCTATTAATGGAGCGCAAGCATCTAGAATCAAAGAGTTTGTTTCTCTCTATGATTGGATTAATATTGTAGATTGTAGAGATAGTGATGAAGAGTATGAAGGATTTACTCTTAAACACCTCTATGAAGATTGTGTAAATGAACGAGCACACAAAGTGATGTACTTTCATACGAAAGGAATTAGTCATTTTTGTGGTGTGAGAGACGTTTATTCTGATCGTAGAGTGCGAGCAATAAATAGTTGGAGACACCTCATGGAATGGGGTTGTATTGATAAATGGAAAGAAAATCTTGATAGGTTAGATACCTATCAGGTCACGGGAGTAAACTATTGTTTAGATCCATGGCCACATATGAGTGGTAATTTTTGGTGGGCAAGAGCAGATTATATTTCAACTCTTCAACATCCAACTAAACAAGCATTCAGTCGTGAAAAAGAAGATTTCGGCCCTATTGAAAGAATGAATTTTGAAAAATGGGTCGGCATGAAAGATCCATCTGCATTCAGTTTTTATAATCCTCCATTTAGTTACGACTTCAAGGATATGGTGCCTGATGTGCAACCTACTCCTCAAGGTGAACCACATTGGTTCTGGTTATATCGTGACGACATTCATCCACACTATCTGAAAGAATCATGACCGCAAAATTTGGATGTTTTCATACAGTATATGAAAACAAAAGAGCAACTGAGTTTGTATTACAAGAATTTAGAAAATATCATCCAGATGCACCATACACTATTTGTTGTGATGGTGGTGTGGATTATTCTGACTTGTGTGAAAAATATAACGTAAACTATGTTCACTCTTACATGAGAATTGGACGTAGAAATTCTGGACATCCATCAGGAGTATATGGATTCACTAAGGATGAGAGTTTACATTGGATTCATATGTTTAGAGAGGCTGCTAGACATGTGAAAGCAAATGGTGGAACTCATATGATTATGATGGAGGATGATGTTCTTACTCAAGGTGAAGTAAAGATTAATCCTATTTGGGAATGTGCTGGATTTGAAGTTCCTGGAAATACAATTGCACCAGCACTTCTAGATTTCATTCGTGATAGGTATGGAGCAAATCCAAATGTAGATTGGTACGGAGCAGGTGGAGGTAGCATTTATAATATTGATACTTTTCTTGATAACTATCATCAAATCTATGATTTTATTGATTTTGATTTTGAGAATATCCTAAACAATATGGATTATCGTTTTGGTTGGTTGGATCTTTATATGCAGATTGCATACTTTGTAATCGGTAAGCATTATTCAATCAACACTAATCTCACTGAAGTATGGAAAACACCTAATTTCCGTGAAAGTGATTTCACACTTGTCCACGCATATAAGGAATTGTACTAATGAAAATTGGATTTATTGGACCTGGTATCATGCCTATTCCCCCTGATGGATGGGGTGCTGTCGAATCTTTGATATGGGAAATTGCTTGTGAACTTGGTGAGAAAGGTCATGAAGGAATGATTATTAATGTTCCAGACCTGAATGAAATTGTAAAGACGGTTCAGGAAAATGACTTTGATTTTATTCACTTGTTCTATGATGTGTTTCATCCTGTAATGGATGCTATCAAACAGGTATCTCCAAAATCTGTAACTGCGATTAGTAGTGCATATCCTTATGTTGATCAGTTTGAATTCCACCAAAGAGATGGATACACTGCCACTTACAACTGGTTGGTGAATCAGAAGGATCATTATAATTTCTGTCTCTCTGATAAAGATCTTGAAACCTATAAGAATGGTGGTGCAGATACTTCTAAACTTCTTCGTTTAGGTCTTGGTGCTCAGCATAAGAACTTCAAGTTTAGTGCTGAATGTGAGAAACCTGATAAAACTTTGTATATGGCAAAGATTGAAGTGAGGAAGCGTCAGTGGATTTATCAATCAATTGATAGTATTGAGTTTGTTGGTCGATATTCTCCAACCACCACGTTTGATCGACTTCATAAGAGTTATATTGGTGAATGGACAACCGAAGAAAAGCATGAGAACGTAACTAAGTATGCAAACCTAATGCTTCTCTCTGATGGTGAAAATGGAACACCTCTAGTGATTAAAGAAGCACTCGTTTCTGGTATTGGTATCGTATGTTCAAAGTATGCTGCATATGATCTTGATGATTCTCTTCCCTTCATTACCGTCATTCCTGATGATAAACTGAATGATCTTGAGTATGTAGAAAATGCTATCAAAGAAAATAGAGAAGTTTCTATTGGTATGCGTCAAGAAATTCGTGATTATGGTGTAAAGAATTTCTCATGGGAGAATATTGTTAATCAATATGAAAATGACATTCTCGAAATTCTAAAATGAAAATATCGATCATTGGACCAGCACTTCCGATTCCACCAAAAGGTTGGGGTGCTGTTGAATCTTTAATTTGGGATATGAAATTATCCTTGAATAAACTTGGACATGAAGTTCAGATCGTAAATGTTGGTGATCCATATCAGATTATCAATATGATTAATCAGTTTCGTCCAGATTTTGTTCATATTAATTATGATGATTGGATTGGATTGTATCCTTATATTCAATATCCTTGTGCAGTCACAACACACTTTGCATATATTAATCGTCCAGAGTTGATGGAAGATTATCGTCCAAGAGTCTTTGAACAGTTTAAGTCAATTAAACCAAATGTCTTTGGATTGTCTGATGACATCAATGCAATTTATGATTATCTTGCTGAGATTCCTACAAATAAACTCTACTTGAATCCTAATGGTGTAATGATGGAAAATTTTAGATTCTCTGAGAATCCTAAGTTTCCTGATAGATCAATCTATCTTGCAAAAGTAGACCATAGGAAGCGTCAGTTTTTATTTCAAAGTATCGATTCTCTTTGGTATGCTGGTAATATTGCAGAGAATAGATTTGATCAATCTAAAAACTATCTTGGCGAATGGCAGAAAGAAGTTCTTTACCAAAACTTAACGGACTATGGTAACTTAGTTCTTCTTTCTGATGGAGAAGCACATCCTTTGGTGTGTATGGAAGCATTTGCTGCTGGACTTGGTGTAGTTGTAAGTGAATGGGCTACTGCTAATCTTGATCTCGATAGAGAATTTATTTCTGTAGTTCCTGAAGATAAAATTCAAGATATCCTATTTGTAGAAGAAGTAATCGTAAAGAATAGAGAATATTCCATTGAGCACCGACAAGAAATTTTGGACTATGCAAAAGAGTTTGAATGGTGTACAATACTTAAAAAGCATTACCTACCAAACATAGAAAAGATTGTCAATGAATATCATTAGAGACAAAAATAAATCCGCACATAAACTTAAAAATTTTGGTCCAATCTATTTGATTAATTTGGATGGGCAACCAGAGCGTTGGGAATATATGCGAGATCAATTTGAATATTGGGAATTGACTGAGTATCATCGTATATCTGCACATGATGGTAGAGAAGATGATCTGAGTGATATTATCAAAGGTAGATATCCAGAGAATATGACTTCTGGTGAGGTTGGCTGCGTTACTTCACACTTGAAAGCAATTAAGCATTGGTATGAAACTTCTGATAGTCCTTATGCAATCATTATGGAAGATGATTGCAACTTGGATCTTGTTCAGTATTGGAATTTTACTTGGCAAGACGCAATCGCAAGAGTTCCTTATGATTGGGATGTAGTCCAACTTGCTATTATTTGCACTGGTGATATTCATGTAAAAATTCATAAAAGATTTGTGAATGAATTCTCTACAGCATGTTATGTAATTACAAGGCATCATGCACAGAAACTTATCAATTTACATTGTAGAGGTGATAAGTATAAACTTGATAATGGAGTTCGTCCTCGTCCAGTTGCTGATGATTTGATCTATAATTCAGGTAATACTTATTCGATTCCTATTCTTCTTTATAAGATTGAGTTGGGATCTAGTATTCATCCTGATCATATTGATACGTTTCATAGAGGTAATCATCAAGCAATTTCTAATTTCTGGGTTACTTCTGGATCAAACTATCCTATTGATGAATTGATGGATTATAATCCTTATCTTGGAAGAGTAACAGAAAGTTCCGCAGTGCAACAGCAAAACCCTTGACAAACTTTTAGATTTCCTTTACACTAAATAAGTACTTAAGAATTCAGTTGTAATTCTTAACATTTGTCCTATATTACATAAAACAATTTTATGAAAATCAAACAACTGATGCTTGCACCTGTTGCTCTGGGAATGGTTGCTCCTGTTGCTGCGAATGCCGCAGATCTTAATATGGCAGCAGTCAACCAATATTCTTCCACCGAGCAGGTTACAAGTGTCTCACAACTTTCTGATGTCCAACCTTCCGATTGGGCATATCAGGCACTCAGCAATCTTGTAGAGCGTTATGGTTGTGTTGCTGGTTATGCAAACGGCACCTTTGGTGGTGGTAAAGCAATGACCCGTTATGAAGCAGCAGCACTTCTCAATGCTTGTCTTGATCGTGTAACTGAAAATACTGATGAACTCAAGCGTCTTGCTAATGAGTTCCGTGATGAACTTACCGTAATTCAAGGTAAGGTTGCAAGTTTGGAAACTAAAATTGGTTCTCTCCAAGCAACTCAATTTTCCACTACTACCAAACTGAAAGGTGAAGCATCTTTCGTTCTTGGTGGTGTAAACAATGCTTGGACTCCTGGTAAGACCGCTAGTACAAATGTTGGTAATACTGCATTTAACTATGATCTTCGTTTGAACTTTGACACTTCGTTCACGGGTAAAGACCTTCTTCGTACTCGTCTGCGTTCTGGTAACTTCTCCAGTCAACCTTTTGGTTCCAGTTCTTCTCTGTTCAAACTAGATAAAGCAGAAAATACTGCAAATGCAGTTACTCTTGATCGTCTTTACTACCAGTTCCCTGGACTTGCTAAGGGTGTAACTCTCACTGCTGGTCCTCTGGTTCGTAACACCGAAATGACTTGGGTGCCCACCGCATACAAGTCTGACATTCTGGACTTCTTCCAACTTGCTGGTGCTCCTGGTGTCTATAACAAGGCAACTGGTGCTGGTTTCGGTGCTCAATGGGCACAACCTACCAAGAAAGGTAAAGGTGGTTTCGTTGCTGGTGTGAACTATGTTGCTCAGAACGGTTCTGATTCTACCAAAGGTGAATTTAATGCAAAGGGTGCTCTGAATACTCTTGCACAAATCGGTTATCGTGGTAAGAATTATGGTGCCGCATTTGGTTACCGTTATGGTACTGAGGGTACTCGTGTACGCACCTTCAACGCTCTTGCTGGTGCTTCTGCTGCTCTTGCTCCAGGTCAAACCTCTAATGGTTATGCTCTGAGTGCTTATTGGCAACCTAAGAAGTCTGGTATCATTCCTTCTGTAAGTGCTGGTTATGGTTGGAACACTGTAAGTCTGAATGCTGAAGGTGCAGCAACTCCTTCTGGCGCTACTGACTCGCAGACTTGGTATGCAGGTCTCCAATGGAGCGATGTATTTGCCAAGGGTAATTCTGCTGGTTTCGCTATCGGTCAACCTGGTAATGCTGAAGGTCTTGAAAAGGATGCAACGATGTGGGAACTGTTCTATAAGTATCGTGTAAGCGATAATATTACTGTTACTCCTGCTGTGTTCTATGTGTCTAACAACCAAGCACTTGCAAACACTTCTTCCAACTATGGTGGTGTGATTCAGACGACTTTCCGTTTCTGATCAAATCGGTAAAATCTGATACATGGGGGTGCTTGACACCCCTTTCTTTTTCCTATATAATTGTGTAACAATTCGTAATAAAACGAAAATGACTGTAACAACTAATGATCGTGGGCAGATGAATATGTTTGCCAAAGAACCCTCAATGTATATGACCAAGGAAGACCTTGAGCGTTATGGTATCGAACCTTATGCCGAGAAGGCGGAGAAAATGAATGGACGTTGGGCTATGGTCGGTATTGTTGCTGGGTTCATTTCTTATGCTATCACTGGCAAATTGTTCTTCGGGGTCTTCTGAGGGTTGACAATGACTTCAATTATCTTTACAATGACTTCAGTTGCCTTCTTCGTTCTGTTGGCAGCATCCGTAGAAAAACTTTGTGAGACTTACTAATGTCAATTTTTAACGTCACCCTCCAATCTCCTGACGGCACTGAGACTGTTATCCAGTGTCCTGATGATCAATATATTCTTGAAGCAGCAGAAGAGGCAGGCGTAGACCTTCCTTCTTCGTGTAAAGCAGGCGCTTGTTCTGCTTGTGCTGGTAAACTGATCAGCGGCACTGTTGATAATGAGGAGCAATCGTTCCTGGATGATGAACAGCAAGCAGAAGGTTGGGTGCTCACTTGTGTGGCATATCCTACTAGTGATTGTGTGATTCTGACTGAGCAGGAAGAGAATCTGTGACCGCCGCAATGCTAGGGCAATTTGCTCTTGCCATTCAAGAACTTGGGTGGGATACTGATGATGATATCTCTGTAGAGATTGGTGGAGTAGCAGTTACAGGAACTGCAACTCATCCAGATGCAAATCCAAAATGGGCAAAACCATTCGGAACTGTATCACATCAAAACGATGCATTTATCGTAATTAAAAATAAGTCAAGGAACCCAGTTGTTCCTTCACAACCAAATCCTGAACTCAAACAACAACATTCTTATCAAGGAGAAAACAAATGAACAAAATTTTTACTGAAAAAGCAGAACGTATTAACGGTTGGTTTGCAATGATTGGTTTCGTTGCCGCTGCTGGTTCTTATCTGGTCACTGGTCAAATTATTCCTGGCGTATTTTGATGGAGGTTAAAATGCGTAAAGAACAATATGAAGTTCCTCAAGTAGAATTTGTATTCCGCGAAGGTGGAGAGTTTGTAAACCGTACATCTAAAGAACTTTTCGATGGAAAGCGTGTGGTCCTGTTTAGCCTGCCTGGTGCTTTCACTCCTACTTGCAGTGCCTATCAGCTTCCTGGATTCGAAGAGAAATT